TGCTAAAACGAGCGAAGATAAATTGATTATGGCCTCAGCTATGCTAGCAGTTGTTAAAGCAATCTATATAGATCATGCTTTAGACGGCAAAATAGCAGAAACTGTTTTTGAAAAACAACTTGAGGATGTTTTTCAAATTAATTTGGTAAAACCAACGTTACATTAGGAGATAATATGCCATCAGGACCAGGTACATACGGAAGTAAGGTGGGTAGACCATCTAAAAAAAATAAAAATGCATACATGCATGGAGGTAAACCCCATAAAAAGAAACATATGGGTGGTGGAATGATGAAAATGGGCTACGAAGATGGTGGTCAATTTAAAGTTAAACCAGGACCATCAGTAGATGGAATGGATGTTGCAACAAATGTTGCAAAACCAAACAAAACTATGCGAGGAGTAGGTGCAGCTACCAAAGGAATTAAATTTTTCGGATAATCTTTGTCAACACTGCGGACATGCGTGTCATCACAGTAATGGTGGCAGCTGTACTAGTTGTGATTGCAATAATTGTGAACATGAGCTAGAAAATACTGTTGAATTCGAAGCGGACTTCGATTTAACTATTCATTAACTAAGGAGGTTACATGAATTTACTAAAAGACTTATGGGCTCACTTGAAAGAGTGGTCAGACTGGCAAATGAAGGACTGGATAAAAGCGGGTATCGTTGCTATCGTTGTTCTAATTATCATTAGTCAGCTAACTGGAGGAGGCGCCTAGACTATGGTCTGGCAACTCTTAGCAAAACCCTTACTCGGCGTTGCCGCAGACACGGTCCGTGGCTTCGTCGAGACCAAAAAAGCGAAAGCCGAACTTAAAGTTACAGAAATTAAAGCTGCTACCAAGCTAAAGGAAGATCAAATCAAGGGAAAAGTAAAGTGGGAAGCATCAGCCGTGGATCAAATGAAAGGTTCGTGGAAAGATGAGCTAATTTTAATTTGTCTTTTGGCTCCAGCGACACTCGTATTTTTTCCAGGAATGACAGAACATATTCATGCTGGGTTTATTGCCTTGCAGTCACTTCCGGACTATTATAAACACCTCTTATACATCGCCTGCTCAGCTAGCTTCGGCATCAAGGCTGGAAAAGGTGCAATGGGTTTAATTAAAAAAGGAAAGTAATTATGAGAAAAAAATTTAATCTTGGTGGTAAAGTTACAAAAGCTAAAGACGGTCTTTATGCTAATATTCATGCTAAAAGAAACAGAATAAAAGCAGGTTCAGGAGAAACAATGAGATCTCCTGGAAGTAAAGGAGCACCAACAGCATCAAATTTTAAGAGGGCAGCAAAAACAGCTAAAAAACCATAATGCCTTTTAAATCCGCTAAACAGAGAGCATATCTATATGCTAATGAGCCTGAAGTTGCTAAAAGTTGGGCTAAAAAACACGGTAATAAAATTCAAGCTAATAACGGAAACGATTTATCTCAAACAAGAAAAAATTCTAAAAATCCAAAAGGAGTTGCTAATGGATGTGGTATGGTAATGGAGGAAAAAAGAAAAGAAACAACTTATACTTAAATGAGTAGATATTTTAATAATGGAGGAAGTCCTCATAGTCCTGCTTGGCAAAGAAGCGAAGGAAAAAGTGAATCAGGAGGATTAAATGATGCAGGTATAGCTTCCTATAGAAAAGATAATCCAGGTTCTAAATTAAAGAAAGCAGTTACCACAAAACCATCAAAGTTGAAAAAAGGGTCTAAAGATGCTAAAAGACGCAAATCATTCTGTGCGAGAATGAAAGGTATGAAAACACGATTAACCAGTGCAAAAACTGCTAACGATCCTGATTCTAGGATTAATAAAGCATTAAGGAAATGGAATTGTTAATATGAGTACATTAGCTGAAAGAGTTATGGAGCATGAAGGCTTTCGTAACAAAATTTATAAAGACACCCTTGGATTCTCTACTATCGGGTTCGGTCATAAAGTAACCGAAGCTGATCATTTTGAAGAAGGAGTAGAATATTCAAGAGAAGAATTAGAAAAAGTATTTCATCAAGATTTAGAACATGCACAATTGTTATGTGAAAAAATGTTTATGTGTGATTTAAGTTATGATCCTCCTGAATTACTTAGAGAAATATATACGGAAATGATTTTTCAACTTGGCCCTGGAGGGGTATCCAAGTTTAAAAAAACTTTTGATTATGTTAAAATGAAAAAATTTAAAGATGCAAGTCTTGAGATGTTAGATTCGAGATGGAATAAACAGACACCAAACAGGGCAAAAGCTTTAAGTGATTTAATGGCAACAGTGGAAGCATGAAGCTACCAGGAAAAAGATTTGGGCCTCCTCCATTGAGAGGTCCATTACCACAAGGTTTAAAATATAAACCTTTAAAAGTAACTAAAATAAACATATCAAAAGACTTTCCTAGTTTTAAAAATGGTGGATTATCTAATGATAAATTAATTAAAAAGATAAGGAAAAATTATGCCTGATTATTTTCTTTCATTTGTTGAAAGATTAAGAAAAGAAATAAAGACTAGACAAGAGCAGCTAACTCAAGTTATAACAGGAGATGTGAAGGAAATCACCACATATAAGTATGTGTTAGGTCAACTTCATGCTTGGAATAAAATAGATCAGGAACTCACGAACCTGCTAAAGAAACAGGAGCTAGATGACGATGACTAAAACTAATGTTTTACCAAAACAAGTTTTTGCCTTAGAAGAAAAAAATAAAGAGAAAAAAGATACTAGAACAGAGTTAGAAAAACTACCTGCACCTGCCGGGTGGAGATTAGTTGTAATGCCTTTAAAAATTAAAGAAAAAACTAAAGGCGGAGTATTACTGACAGATAAAGTAGTTGAAGAAAGTCAATGGACCACTAATGTTGGACTAGTAATGAAAATGGGAGATTTATGTTATATAGACAAAAACAAATTTCCTACAGGACCCTGGTGTAAAGAGAAAGACTTTGTACTCTTTGGCAGATATGCCGGAGCAAGAATTAAAATCGACGGTGGAGAATTAAGGATACTTAATGATGATGAAGTTATGGGCATTGTTAGTAAACCTGAAGATGTTTTATCACCGCTAACAAACTAACATGAGGAGATAGTCATGCCAGAAGCACAACCCGCATTAAGCGAAGAAAAAACAATACCTATTGAAGATACAGGAGATTCAGTAGATGTAGAATTAAAAGATGTTGTTGAAGAAGCAACAAAAGAAACTTCTGTAGAAGAACCACAAAAAGAATCTTCAGAACATGAAGAATATTCTTCCGGTGTTAAAAAAAGAATAAATGATTTAACAAAAAAATGGAGAGAAGAAGAACGTCAAAAAGAGGCAGCTTTACAATTTGCAGAAAGTGCAAAGAAAAAGAACGATGAATTAGAAAAAAAAGTAAGTTCTTTAGACGACAGTTATATTGAAGAAGTTGCACAAAAAGTTGATATGACAGAACTAAATTTAAAAAGAGATTTAGCCGCTGCTCATCAAAAACAAGATTTTGAAAAAGTAGCAGAAATACAAGCTGCTTTATCTGACAATTCAGTTCAAAAACAAAAAGTTTTAGCTTTAAAAAAGAAAACAGAAGCTTCGGCTAAAGAAGTTCCCGCTGAAACACCTACTGAATTTAAACAACAAGCTCAAACTCCTCAGCCAAGACCTCAACCTAGCGAAAAAGCTCAAACATGGGCTAAAGCTAATCCTTGGTTCGGTCAAGGAGAAGGGAAAGATGAAGTAATGACATTTGCTACTTGGGGTATTCATACTCAATTAGTAAATGAAGGAGTTAATCCTGAATCAGATGAATATTATAGTGAAATTAATAATAGACTTTCATCCCATTTTCCTGATAAGATAGGGAAAACGAATTCCAACTCGAGTCAAACTAACAACAGAGTCGCTCAGACTGTTGCTGGTGCTAATACTGCTCGATCTGGAGGTAAACCTGGGCGCCGCACTGTGAAGCTCACACCATCACAGGTTACAATAGCAAAAAAACTTGGTGTGCCATTAGATGAATACGCAAAATTCGTGAAGGAGTAAAATATGGAAAACGTAAAATTAAAAAAAACTACTCGACACGCTGAAACTAGGGACATTGAAGCTCGTAAAACGGTATGGTCCCCGCCGAGACAATTAGATGCACCTGAACCACCGGAAGGGTTCAAGTATCGTTGGCTTAGAGAGTCAATCCAAGGGATGCCTGATGATAAAAACATTACATCAAGGTTGAGAGAGGGTTACGAACTAGTCAGGGAAGATGAACTATCAGCAGAGGATAAAATGAAATATCCTTCGTTGGCTGAAGGTAAATATAAAGGTGTTATAGGAGTTGGAGGTTTGTTATTAGCTAAAATTCCTCTTGAACTTGCTAAGCAAAGAAACGAATACTTTGAAAGGAAGTCTCAAGAGACACAAGAAGCTATAGACAATGAGGTTTTAAAAGACGAGCACCCGAGTATGCCTATTACTAAAAATAGGAGCTCAAAAGTAACATTTGGGGGTTCTCGATAATTCTGAATTAGTCGGAATTGCTGGGCCTCTAGAAAAGGAGTAAATTATGGCAAATGTAGATGCGCCTAGAGGACTAGTTCCTGTTAAAATGCTTGGTAACAAGTATGAAACAGCTGGTTTCTCTACTTATAAAGTTGCTTCTGGTTATGCATCAAACATCTTTAATGGTACAGCTGTTCAGCTAAAAGCTGACGGAACTATTGAATTAGCAGTAGACGCTAAATCAAATTCTGCAAAAATTGTAGGAATTGCTGCAGGTGTAAATTACACTGATTCAACAGGGAAACCAATTTGGAAAAACTATTGGCCAGCTTCAACTGCAACGCAAGGAGCAGTAGATGCGGAAATTAAAGTTTATGATGACCCAGACCAACTATTCATCGTTCAAGCGGACGGTGCTGCTGATCAAACATCAGTAGGAGCCAATGCACCTATGGTAGGTAACGCAAATGGTAATACAACTAATGGTATGAGTTCAATGGAACTAGACTTTTCTGGACTAGGAGCTGCTGATGAGCAGTTAAGAGTTATAGGAATAGTTCAAGATCCTGACAATACTGCTGGTTTAACAAACGTAGATTTGGTTGTTAGAATTAACGATCATGCCTACACTAACTTAGCGGGGATATAATATATGGCTATTTCAAGATCCCAGTTAGCCAAAGAATTAGAGCCGGGTTTAAATGCTCTCTTTGGCTTAGAATACAAACGCTATGAGAACGAAGCAGCAGAAATCTTTGACCAAGAAAGTTCAGACAGAGCTTTTGAAGAAGAAGTAATGTTAGGTGGGTTCGCTGGAGCTCCTGTAAAAAATGAAGGTGCAAGTATTAATTATGATACTGCGCAAGAATCTTTTACTGCGAGATATACTAACGAAACTATTGCGCTTGCTTTCGCTATCACTGAAGAAGCTGTAGAGGATAACCTTTACGACAGAGTCAGTGCTAGATATACAAAAGCACTAGCCCGTTCTATGGCTAATACTAAGCAAGTTAAGGGTGCTAATATCCTTAACAATGCATTTTCAACAAACGCAGCTAATTTTGGTGGAGACGGTGTTGCATTAGCATCAACTGCTCACCCAACTTTAACAGGCGGAAATTTCTCTAACAGATCTGCAACAGATGCTGACTTGAACGAGACTTCTCTTGAACAAGGCGTTATTGACATTTCAAATTTCATTGACGAAAGAGGATTGAAAATTGCATTAAAACCAATGAAGGCAATTATTCCTTCTGCTCTACAATTTGTAGCAGATAGACTAATGAATTCAGATGGTAGAGTTGGTACAGCTGATAATGACATCAACGTATTTAAAGCGAGTAGATCTAATGGATATATTCCGCAAGGATACACTGTTAACCATTATCTAACTGATACTAATGCTTGGATCGTGACTGGGAAAC